ATGATAATTATGTGGCATTCTCCTATTTGTATTTCTAGTTACATCGAGTAAAAGCTCAGACATTCGATTGAATTCTCTACCAGACATTCTGCTACTTAGCAAATTAAGTAATTTGAAATTATCAATTAGAATACGATCATTTTCAAAAACATCAACATCTCTATCTACAATGGTTTTATAACAATCTGTAAAAGCATAGACCTCAAATGGAATATTCACATTTCGACAGAAAAGAGCAAGTTCAAGAACTTGTTTAAATGTCTTGTGAATATAATTCTCCATAGAACCTGACCAATCTAGATACATAATCATTCCATGTGATTTTCCATTATCAACAACAGTATTCTTGCGGAAAATATCTTCGGTAAACTTATACGAAAAGATTCTATTCATATCAAGATCGCCAGTATTTTTAATTTGTGCTTTTTGAATTTGTTTTGCGTTCTTTCGAAGTTCAAATTCTTTCACAAGATAGGATACTGTTTTACCGTTTTCTTTGACAAATTTTCTATAAATTTTTGGATCTGAAACAATTCTTCCTAATTCTTTTGCAACAGTCTTGTAATCAACAATTAATTTATCAAGAATGAAAGTTGGTGTAATGCAATATGTTGACGTTTCTCTTTTTGTCATCATACTCTTGAATTTTTCTAGTTCTTTTTCAGTTTTATTCTTTCCAAGATCAAGACCTTCAGTTTGAAGTTTTTCTTCAAGTTTTTCTTGATTGACTATATCTTTTTCACGAATCTGTAGAGTATCTTTTTTTTCTTTAGATTTTTCATTTCCTTTCAATTCATCAGAATCATCTAATTGAGTTCCGGCAAATGAAGAACCTTCAAAATCAAAAGAATTGTTTTCATCGGATTCTTCTAAATCTGAGTCATCAGGAAGAACAAAATCTTTTTTATTCTTCTTATTTTCATCATATTTCTTTTGAAGTTCATGTAGATATTTTGCCATATCTACAACATCTTCAAAGGATTTCATTTTATCAATTTTTTCAATGATCATTCTTTCACTTTGAGTAAAAGAAATATCTTTTGCATATGCACTTACTTTAAAGTAAATATTGATTTTATCGAGAAACATAAAAGATTCTAGATTAGTTGAACCAAAAAATCCTTTATCGAATAGTTCTTTATATCCTTGAAAAAAAGAATTCTTGAGACCAGGATATTTTTGCTTAATCAACTTCTCGATACGAACATCTTCAAGAATATTCACGATGTATCGTGGAATCTTTAGGTCAATAATTGAATCGTGCCAACCTTGTGGAGGAGTATTTCTGGCATGACTTACTTCATGACCAATAAAAAGATCATAAAGAGTATTACTTAGTTCTTCTTTGAAGATGGGAAGAGTAAGAGTTCTTGATTCTAGATCAAAGCTTGCTGTTTCAACGTTATTATGCATAACGTTGATGTTTTCATTTGAAAGAAGTTTTGCAAGAATTGTTTTTTCGTTTTTTAGCATTTTACCTTACACCAGGTGGATAATATAATGTTTGTTCTGGAAAATATGTATCTAGATCTTTCTGCATTTCACTCAGAATTGCCCACATTCTAACTACTTGATATAATGATTGCCATTCAATTTGTTTCATGATTTTCTCCTTTATTCAAATGTTTCTGAAGAGAATCTAATAATTTAATAGCCAAAGCTGGGTTTTCATTCATCATAACTTCAACAAAATCATCAACAAAAATATTTTCCATATCACGATAAAAATCTGATAATGTCTTATGAATTAAATCTGCATATTCCAACATTTGATCGACCCATTCGTTTTTATACATTTTAAATTCTCCATCTTAATGATATTATACAATAAAAAAGCCCGCCTGTCAAGACGGGCTGTTGCTTTTCTACAACAATCAAGGAAGCATATTCGGGAACATTTCCTTGACAAGTTTATAATTAAGACCTTTTACGCCCAAATCTTTATTAAAAATACCAATAATTACTTCGGCTTCTCTTGGTTCCAATGATTCTAAAAATTGAATCAGAATTTCTTTTCGGCGACTTTCATCGATAGCTTCTGCTGATGGATGACCCTCTTGAAACAAATAAATTCTTCGAAGTTCTGTACCTAAATGTGCATAAGAAACACCCGGTAAAGTATCAGGTACTTTATAATTATCTGGAATTTCCTTAATTTTCCATTGATAATTTGGATGATATGTATATTCTAAAACTTTCACTAAAGTTGGTGAAAGATTGTTTTGGATAACTTGAATTTTATCTTTTTTTGTACGAGCCTTCTCAAACTCGTCAAATACTTCATACATGTTTTTCATTAGAATTCCTCAATACATTCAATTAATGTGGTTAGTTTATTTTGAATAAAATAAGATAACAATTTTTGTTTGTTTTTCTTAAACGGTTCGTTAAAATTATATATGATCTTTTGTTTAATTTCTTTTGGAATAAAATCAAAATCGATTAAAATTTCATTTCTTGAATAACCAATAAGAGCAATTTCTTCCAATCTATCCTTTGGAATAGTAAGAAATTCATTAAGTTTTTTACTTGTAATGGTTTTTTGTCTAGTACCAGTCACAAAAGTGTCTGATGGTGAAAGGATGTTTGGAATTCCATCTCCACTATCACCTTTAATAATTTTAATCCTTAAATCTTCAACAGGATTATTAGATGTTATGAACGTCTTAGTAATAGGATTAAGTTGTTTTACTTTGAATTTTCCATTATATTTTTGAAGTTGGACAAAATCACCATCTCTTGAGATAATTAAAACATCTTCACTTAGAATAATAATTGGAGTTAAAGTTCCAATAACATCGTCTGCCTCTGCATTTTCAGCAATAATAAATTGATATGGTCCATGTTCTTGAAGTTCATCTTTGATCTTATTCATCATAGGAAACAAAACATCCCAATCAATTGTTGACGCATCTCGAACCTTTTTTCGACCAGCTTTATAATATGGAAATACAGTTTTTCTCCAGTAATCTCTTGAATCCGCACATAAAATCATTCTTCCAAACTTTTGTGAGTATTCACGATTAAAAGAACGCAATGTATTTAAAACAATGTGGCGAATAAGATTTTCGTCGTAAATGTTTCTCTTTTTCGGATCTTGTGAAAGAACGCTTGAGAACATAACTTGATTTAAGTCTAATAAGATCATAATATATTTAATCCTTCAAATTTTCTTTAATTGTTTTGACTGCTTCAACAAAAATTTTTTTGGAGTTTTCAGATTTTTTAATGATAACACCAAATATTTTATCCTGAATCAGTCTCGACATATATTCAAGAGGTTCTAAAAGAACACCATCAAATTCTTCATCGAAATGAAAATTAACTTGATCTTTATCAATATTAAATTTTAGAAGAAAAATATGATATGTTGGATATCCCATTTTCGATTCGATTATTGGTTTACCAACATCATCTAAATTATAACTAGAAATTTTATATCCCGAATATCCAGTTTTATCGAAAACTGGAGTAAAAAACAAAACATTATATTCAGTGTTTTTATATTCAACCAATTCATTAAGCATTTAATTTTCCCAAGTGTTTTTTATGAACTCGTACCATGATCCATGAATTATAATAATCATTAGATTCTAATACATTTCTTTGAAACTGTTCTTTAGCTTCTAGATAACCACAAACACCTTTTGATTCACACAAATGAATAATTGTTCTTTTGAAGAAATTTTTACCTAGATGTTCAACATCTTTTTTTAATTCTTCATTTGAACCATAATATGTTTGCCAATCACTATAAATCTTAAATTTCTTTTTCTTTCCTTTAACTTGCTTAGTTTTAGATGTATAAAAGAATTTTTTACCTACATATTTTTTATTTGTTAGTGTGTTTTCTATCAAATATACGAATCCATAATAAGAACCTATATTATCTTCTGTGAATTCTTTACCATTATAAATCCACATGAATTAATCTTCCCAATCGGAATATTCTTCGGGAAGATCATCTTCAACAGATTCTTCAACAATATCTTCGATTCTTTCTCCACAGAATGGGCAATATTCTGGAATATCATTCGATACGATTTCTGTGGTAAATCCTACCGAATAAACAGATTCACAAGAATCGCATTCGCCAGTAATTGCTTTGTTTGTCATTTAATACTCCTATAATTGTTATTACAGGAGTATATATCTCACACAGCCCAAACATCTGACCAATCACCAGTTAATGCACCTTTAGCATAATCTGTCGAACGATTTTCGAAAAAATTAGTATGAGTTGGAGCATTAATCATTTCTTCAACCCAAGGCAAAGGATTCTTTTTAATTTTATTGATTCCTTTTAAACCAAGAGAAATAAGTCTACGATCTGTAATATAACGAATGTATTTTTTAACCTCTTCTTTTGAAAGATTTTCCATTTCATTAATACCATAAGCCAAATCAATAAACTTATCTTCTAGTTCTACCATTTTTTCTGAAATTGTATAGATTTTCTTTTTAAGAACGTCTGTCCAAATTTCAGGATTTTCTTCAATATATGTTCGAAATAATTTAATCATATTTTCAGTATGTTGTGTTTCATCAACAATTGACCAAGTAATAATTTGTCCCATACCTTTCATTTTTCCATGTCTTGGAAAATTTAATAGCATAATAAATGAAGAAAATAATTGCATACCTTCAGTAAATGCTGAAAATGTTGCAATTTGCGATGCAATATCTTCCTTTGTTTTTCCTAAATTTGAAATATCTGTAACAAAATCATGTTTCTCTTTCATTTGAGAATATTCCATGAAATCATTATAGATAGTTTCAGGTAATCCTAAAGTTTCAATTAAGTGTGAATATGCAGCAATATGTAATGCTTCTCTTGCTGCAAAACCTAGCAACATCATTCTAATTTCTGGTTGAGGAAAATTAGGTAGATAATTTTTAACATAACCTCCAGCAACATCAATATCACCTTGAGTGAAGAATCTAAAAATGTTTGTTAGAAAATCTTTCTCACCTTTACTTAATTTCTTTTTCCAATCTTTAAGATCTTCATGCATTGGAACTTCTGTGTGAAGCCAGTGTATTTGTTCATGTTTTAACCATGAATCATATGCCCAAGAATAATTGAATGGTTTAAAATATGATCTTTCTTCTGTTATTTTTAAATCGATTTTTTTCTTATTCATTTTAACCCTCACATGCTAGGCAGTCATTACCTTGAGCAATTTGTTCCATCGAAATTTCTTTAATTACTTGGCGCTCAATTTTCTTGAATACTTTATCTGCTTTTGCAGCTTTTTCTGAACGGCAATAGTAAAGTGTCTTTAATCCTTTTTTCCATGCCATAAAATGAATAGCATGAAGATATTTAATGTTTGTGTCTGGTCTGAAGAAAACATTTATTGATTGTGCTTGATCTATAAATTCTTGGCGATCCGCTGCTAACTCAATAATCCATCTTTGATCAATTTCCATAGCAGTTTTAAATAAAAATTTTGTATTTTCGTCTAACCATTCAAGATGTTGAATTGAACCATCGTTTGCAATAATAGATGACCAAACTTCATCATACCAATTATCTGGGTGCGAATAAGATTCTTTCCGAATAATATCATCAAGAAAACGGTTTTTGTTTAGAAAAGATCCTGATAATGTATCTTGACGATAAGCATTTGCACGATAAGGTTCAACACTTGGAGAAGTATTACCCATAATAATTGATGATGATGCATTTGGTGCAATTGCCATCATATGACTAAATCTTAGACCAGTTCCAATAGCATCAGGAGCTTCACCTCTTTCTTTTCCTAAAGATAAGTTTGCTTCTTTTAGTTTTGAATAAATATGAGAAAAAATTCTCTTATTTGTAATCTTAGCCATGACACCTTCAAAGGCAATTTGATTCTTTTGAAGGTAAGCATGAAAACCTAGAGCACCAACACCAATACTTCTTTCCATCATTGCAGAATACTTTGCTCTCTTAATTGTATCTGGAGCATTATCAATAAAATATTGTAGAACATTATCTAACATTTCTGCAATATCTCTTAGAAAAAGAGGTTCTTTTACCCATTCATCAAAATACTCTAGATTTACCGATGAAAGACAACATACAGCAGTTCTATCTTTATCTGTTGGTAATGTAATTTCTGAACACAAATTTGATTGACGAACTTTTAGACCTTTCTTTTTTTGGAATTCAGGCAAATGTTTATTGCTTGTATCAATAAAGTGAATGTATGGTTCTCCAGTATGCATTCTTAATTCAAGAATCATTTGCCAAAGCATTTTGGCTGAAACAATTTCTTTAACTTCTTTTGTGTGGGGATCTTTAAGTTCCCAAGAATCGTCCGCATCTTTATCAATCATACATTTTTCGATAATTTGCATAAAATCATCAGTAATATTAATAGCATGATGGAGATTAAGACACCGGATATTTGGATCACCCGTAGGTTTTCTCATTTCAATAAATGAAATAATATCTGGATGAGAAATGTCCAAGTAAGTTGCATAAGAACCACGACGAGTTGTTCCTTGACGATATGCTAGAGAACTTGCATCATAAGTTTTTAAGTGTGCCATCACTCCTGTTGATTTTTCATCACCAGAACGAATACCAAATCCAATTCCAACACCACCACCCATCATTGATAACCAATTTGTTTCTGATAGATTATTAACTAATCCTTCTGCTGTATCTTCAATATAGGGAAGAAAACATGATATTGGCATTCCTTTATTACTTCGACCAAATGAAAGAATTGGTGTTGAATATGAAAGCCAATGTTTACTG